AAAATGGGGGAGGTGCATGGAAGGCGGGAGAGGGGGGGCGCCGCTGCGGCCGCCGTGCTGGCTGAATACAACTGAGATAAAGAAAGAGATGGCGGCGAGATAACTGGGAAGATCCGGGGTGACGGCGGAACACTCGGGATGGCGGCTTCTAAAATCTCTTTCACATTGGAAAAGAGATTAGATCAGACCATCCAAGCGCTCAGGATTTCCAGAACGGCCGCTTCATCTTCTTTGCTCAGGGTTTCCAAATCGGGGTCGGCCCAGAGCATACCGCGCCGGGGCATGTGTTTTGTGCCCCACTCATGGTAAGTGGCCACGGGTTGGCCGAATCCCACCGTGACGCTGGTGGCCGTCACCTGGTGCGACAAGCTGCCCAGCATGTCGCCATATCGATCGAGCAGCCTGCCGTTGGCATCTTCGGGATAGCTGGCGGCCGTGGACTCAGCCCAAGGCTCCCATGGATCTCCGCTTGGGTCAGTGCGGCTTTCAAAGCGGGCGCTGATCCGGCTTTCCAATTCCATGCCGATGCTGGCCAGCGGCTCGGTCATGTCCCCCAGCTTGGCCTGCAGATGTGCGATGTGCTCGCGGATGTTGCCTTGGCTGTGGATATCTAGGACCAGCATCACTCCCCCTTATTGAGTCCAGCATCGCGGGCCGCCTGTCCAAGCGCAGGCACGGCCGCCGCCAACTTGCTCTGGATCTGCTGGCGCATGGCTTGCTGGCGGGCCTGGCCGGGGTTGTAGGCAAAACCTGGGTCGATGCCCTCTGGCACGTAGAGCACCTCGCCAGTGCGTGGGTTCACGTATTCGCGCAGGGGCACCACCGGCTCCTGAGTATTGAAGCGCTTGTACACGCCCTGGGCACCTGCATCGCGCTCCGCGCCTTGGCGTTCGATGCTGTAGCCCCGGTCGTACTCGGCCTGGCTCATGCTCATCACTCGGCAGCGGCAGCGCCAGCCGTTGGGTGGCCAGTGGGTTTTCCAAAACGGATGGTCTACAGGCAGCACCAGGTTGTCCCACGCCGCGTGTTCATGGCGCACGCGGCCATCGCGCCGGGTGATATATCGCAGATACGGGTGGGTGCGCTTGGCACGCTCCACACGCTCCCACAAGCCAGTGGCGTAGGCCTGGCGTGTGTTGGTGTCATAAATCAAGCGCAGCCGTGCCGGATCAAACGTGGTCAGCTTCACGTCCCCATCGGCCGGGTCGGTGACCGCCTTGGTGCCCCACCAGCCCGCCTGTGTCAGCAGCGCCTCGATGTCATCCATCCAGTCCTTGCGGGTCAGATCGCCATTGACCGACTTGACGATGGCCTGGTGCACCGCCTGCAGCAAATCCAGCCTGGCTAAGCGGCTGACGGTGAATTGCAGTCCATGCTCTTCCTGCCAAAGGTCCTGCCAGGCATAACTCACGCTCAGCTGGCCACGGGCTTGCAGGGCTGCCACAGCGCCCGCAGGCGTCAGCTTGTGGAGTTGGGCAAATTCAGATGCAGCACTCATGGCGTCACTCGTTGGCAAGGCCAGCTTCACCGGCCAATCTGGCCGTTGTGGCTACGTTGGTCAGCGATACGGCCAGCGGATCTGCATCCATAAACCCCACCTGCAGCACCAGCTGATCCAGCAGTTGCCCTGCTGTCAGGCCCTGGGCCTTGGCCTGCGCGAACAGCTGGCGCAGCGGCTCCACCATGGGCTCCATCACCGGCTGCCATTGCTCGCGCTCGGCCATCACAAGGGCGTCCAGCGCATCGATATCGACCGGCACGCTGTCTGCCTCTGCAAAGTCCGTTGGTTTTTTTTCCGGCTGCTGCGCTTCGGTATCCACGGCAGGCTCTGTCCCTTCCAGAACTTTCTCGCCTTTCTTTGGCACAGGGATGCTGAACGCATCACGCACAAAGTTTTCCGGTACTTTCAGCCCCAGCTTGGACAGCCGATCCAAACCCATGCTGTAGGCATTGATCAGCGAGGCATCGTATTTGGTGCCTTTTCCTGTACTCGCCGCACCGGCTGGGCCTCCCTGTGATTCCTGGTCATCGGCTGGTGGGTCAGCCCTGCAGGCCTTGGCACTGGTGCGCTTTGAAGAAGCGGTGCGCCTGCGCAGTGCGGTGCAAAGCCACTTTCAGCGCGGCCAGGCTGCGTCCGGCCACTGGCTGGCCAGCTTTGGCCAGGGCCGCCCCGTCAGCATCGGTCGGTTGAGCCGGTTTGAAGAGGCCATGCGCCCCGGCCCCGGCATGTGGCAGCGGCTACCGCCCCAGCCACCTGAGCCTTGCTATGTGCCCAGCTTGCCCGCCCGGCTGCTGTTTAAACAGGCCTATGTGCCCAGCTTGCCCGCCCGGCTGGTGTTCCGCTGCTGCAAGGGCGGCGGGCAGGAGCCGCAGCCAGGTGGCCCTATCGTTGTACCTATTAGGAGGGTCTACATCGTGCATAACAGTGTGACGCTGCTGCGTCTGGACAGTGGCCGAGAGCTGCATGCCATCGACTTCAGCATGTCGCTGGATCGCAGCTCTTGGACGTGGAACTGGAGCGCATCGCTGTATGGCGATGATGGCCCGTACCTGGGCCGCGAGGCCAATGGCGACCCGGCGGAGCTGCTGGTGACCATCAACAGCGTGCCGTTTCGTCTGCGACTGGAGCGCAAGAAGCGCGACCGGCGCTTTCTGCCGCAGGAGCGCTGGCAGGTGTCTGGGCGTGGGCGCAATGCCATCCTGGGGGCTGATTGGGCACCCCAGATGGGCTTTGGCAACCCCACGGCAGCCCGCACGGCCCAGCAATTGGCGCTGGATGCACTGCAAATCAATGGCGTGAGCCTGGGGTGGGAGCTGGACTGGCAGTTGGACGACTGGAACGTGCCTGCTGGGGCCTGGGCGATGCAGGGCCGCTACATCGACGCGGTGCTGGATATCGCACAAGCGGCGGGTGGCTATGTGCAGCCCCACAGCACCGACAAGGTGCTGCGCATCCTGCACGACTACCCGGTGGCTCCATGGGATTGGGCCGACGTGGATGCCCCCATCGTGCTGCCAGCAGACGTGTCTGAGGAGGATGGCACCGAGTTCTTGGACAACCCCAACTACAACCGCGTGTTTGTCGGCGGTATCAGCGCCGGGGTGTTTGGCCCCTTCACGCGCAATGGCACGGCAGGCGAGGAGCTGGCCCCGCAGGTCACCCACGCCTTGATCACCGATGTCACGGCCCAGCGCCAGCGGGCGCTTTCTGTGTTGGGCAACACTGGCAAGCAGACGCTGCGCACCATCACACTCCCGGTGTTGCCTGAAACCGGCATCATCGTGCCCGGCCAATTTGTCCGATATGACGGCGAAGTCGGCCTGGTGCGCTCCACCGGGGTGAACTGGCGGCGTCCCGTGCTGCGTCAGTCCTTAGAAGTGGAGACCCATGCCTAATATATATAGACAGTTTTTAGACCTGATCCCCCAGCAGCCCCGCCAGGTGGGCGAGGTCAGCGCCATCATCAATGGCGTGGCCATCGTGGATCTGATGGGTGGGGGGCAGGTTCAGGCCGTGGGTGAGGCCACCATCAGGCAGCGGGTCTTTGTGCGGGCTGGGGCCATTGAAGGTCCAGCACCGACCCTGACTTACTCGGCGGGAGTGATCTAAATAAAAGACGGGCGACTTGCTGTGGTGCTACGAACACCCCAACAAGCCCCTGACAGCAGAGCAGGCCTGCATGCCTGGCGAAGACCCGCCACTGTCGCGACAGTGCGTGAAGTCTATGCCGTTTTTCCACTGGAAAAGAGATTTCAATGCAGGAAATCCGATGCGGTAACTGTCGCCGCAAATTGGCCGAGGGTGTGTACATCCAGCTGGCCATCAAATGCCCCAGGTGTGGGGCATTCAATCAGCTGAGCGCCAAGAGCGCCCCACAAGAGCACCACCGAGTGCCTGAAGCTGAAGTCCATGACCCATCCCATCATTCCGTGGATCGGCGGCAAGCGCCGCCTGGTAGACATGCTGCTCAAGCGCTTTCCAGTGCATGACTGCTATGTCGAAGTGTTCGCAGGCGGTGCCGCCGTCTACTTTGCCCGGCACCCGGCCGATGTCGAGGTGCTCAACGATGTCAACGGTGACCTGGTCAATCTGTACCGGGTCGTCACCCACCACCTGGAGGAGTTTGTGCGCCAGTTCAAATGGGCGCTGACCTCCCGCCAGGTGTTCAAGTGGCTGCAGGACACGCGCCCTGAAACCCTCACCGACATCCAGAGGGCTGCCCGATTCTTTTACCTGCAGCAGCAGTCCTTTGGGGGCAAGGTCCAGGGCCAGAGCTTCGGCACTGCCACCACGGCCCCTGCCATCAACCTGCTGCGCATTGAAGAGAACCTCTCGGCAGCGCACTTGCGCATGGCGGCTGGGACGTACATCGAGCAGCTCGACTGGGCCGCCTGCATCGACCGCTACGACCGCGCCCACACCTTGTTCTACATGGACCCGCCCTATTGGGAAACCGAGGGCTATGGCGTGCCCTTTGAGTGGGAGCAGTACGAACTGATGGCCAAGAAGCTCAAGGCCATCAAGGGCAAGGCCGTCATCAGCATCAACGACCACCCAGCAATCCGGGAGTGCTTCAAAGACTTTGAGATGGAGGCGCTGAAACTGGACTACACCGTGGGTGGTGGAGCCAACCGCGTGGAGCGGGGTGAGCTGGTGATCTACAGCTGGAACCGCTCAGAAGAGCCAGCTGGACTTTTTTAGGGTAGTTCTGTGCGGGTAAATTCTTTTGCATGGCGCAAAAGTACACTCGCACATCACTTATCTCGCTTCAGCGGCTCAATTTATCGCGCCGCGCTTCAGCTGGCACGCAAGCGCCTGAGCAGGCGGCTAGAATGCAGGTTTGTCGTTGGCTCGACATGAT